GTTGTGCGTACCCGTAGTGGGAAGGGGCTGGGAAGGACCCGCGTATTTGGTGCTTAGATTTGTCATGCCGCCCTCTTCAACCCGTTGACAACGGACTTGCTGACCAGCGCCAGCGATCTTGCTGCTTCACCGCGCAGCGCCATCCAATCCGACCAGAAAGCCAACTCACCGGCATCGCCTGACTTCACGGCCTCCCCAATGCCGGCACCTACCTCTGCCGCTTGCTCTGGTGTCCATTCGCCATAGGTGACCATCATTGCCCTCGTGTCGCTAAAGTCCCGCCTCAGTGTGTCCAGATCAGCCATGCCGCATCCTCAAAGTTGTCCCCTCCTACCTACCCTCAACCCCCTTGCCCATTGGTGGGACCAGAGCAACGGCCAAACCATCCCCAAACCCAAGCGGGTTCAGGTGTCTGACCGTTACGATCAATCTGCCCATCGGAGCCGACCGTCGCTTAGGCCTTGTTTGCGCGTCAGGTCACACAAACAACAGGGCAGACTATCGGGCCACCTGCGGCCCCCGTTTCGCGCTCTACCCGCCCCGTGAAGGACACCACCACGCTTGCCGCTGAAACCCGCGTTACGGCCCTGCCAACAACATCCCCGCGCCGGTTATCCCTGCTCCTGATGTTGCTGCCCTGCCTGGCAACCCTCTAACCGGGTACTCTGTAGCGCGCCTAGGTTCGGTGCGCGCCGCCAACGAACCTAAGCAAAGGATGGTCGACGCGCCTCCCGTTTCACCGCCAAAGCAATCTCGTTGGAAATCTTCAGATCGTGGCGGCGATAGCTCGCATGGAAGCGTGCCGCCTCAACCTCAGCCAATGCAGCCGCCCGTTCCTGCCGGAAATCGTCCCAATCGCTCCCGGCACACGTTGGGTATGCGATGCCGATGCCGACCTTCTGGGCCGCCTCGGTTGCCTTCTCGATGCCGGGATTGAAGCCCACCCGCCGGGCGGTTTCGTGATCGTTATCGGCGGCAATCACCGCCAGTCCATTGCGGTCCAGATACGACACCGCAAGCGCCAGATTGCCCGCATTGAACGCCACAATGACCCGTGCATGAGGAATCGCCTGGAACAGCGTCAAGCCCGTCGCAAAGCCCTCGCACACCACAGAAAGCACATCGGACTGGCCGATCTGATACACCGCACCAGCCACCGGCGCGCCGGGCCAGAAACGCTTATCCCCTTCTGGCGAAATGCGCTGAATGCTGCTGATCTTGCCGCCCACCATCATCGGAATGACCAGCCAGCCATCGGCATCCACCCGCAAGCCACCGCACCCGGCCAGATGAAGGCCCTTGGCGCGCAGATAAGGGTGCGTACCATGCAACACCCCAGACGCACGGTAATGCGCCCGCGCCGCAGCAGAGGCTGCCCGCGCCGCCTGTTCCTGTTCCCGGCGACGGCGGGCGATCTCGGCATAATCGATCTTCGGCACATCAATCTCCGCATCCGGCCGCCAGGTAATCAGCTCGGAATGCAGCGCGTAATCCATCGCCCATCCAACCAAACCATCATCGGCCAGCTTGAACGACCCATTTTTCTTCTTCGGATGATTCCGCGTCGGGCAGCGTTGCCAATTACCCGGCTCAATTGAGCGTGGCTCAAGGCCAATGCTGTGCAGAAATGAACGGAAATCCATCACGCCGCCTTCCTGCTCTTGGCAAACGCGATATTGCGTGAGCGCACCCAGTTCAACAGCGCCGGAGAAGGCTGCTCAAGCTCATCGCGCAGACCGCGCGGCCAATCACCAAACTTCTCCTTGAACTTATGTCCAGCCCAGCCCGGGCTATAACCGCGCTCCGCCGCCAGCCAAAGCAATTGCGAATACAACCTCTGCTTATCGGCACGCTGCACCGCAGCCGCACCCAGCTCGGAAAGCTCGCCAGCCTGGTGCATCACTTCGCTGGACTTGCGAGGATACACATGGCCGCACTCCGGACACGACGGCGCAGCGGCATGCACGATCTTGCACTGCGGACACTTCACCGCCTCGCGTTCCTTCTTTGTCTTCTTCGAAGGCGGCTTCTTCACGCCATCGTCCAGCGTCACCGCCCCCACCTCAAAGAACTGATGCATCGCATCCCAGAAGCGCAGCGTATTGCCGGCATGATCCAGCACCAGGCATTCCGACTTACCCGGATGCGGCCGCAAACCCCGACCAAGGATCTGGATGTGCTCCGCCAGCGACGACTTCAGCGGACGTGCCATGATGATCACCTCCACATCCGGCACATCGAATCCCTTGGATAGCGCAGAAACGCTGATCAACCCGCGAATGAAGCTATCCGGCTTGCGGAACTCATCCACCATCGCCGCGCGCGCTTCATCATCGGTGCGATAGGTGTAAAGCTCAGCCTGAACCCCTGCCGCCATGAACTGGCGTTGCAGCTCCTCGCAATGCGCAACGTTGCAGCCAAACGCGATGAACTTCTTGCCCAGCGCATGCTTCAGGTATTCCGCCACACAATCGCCAACGATTGGCAACGACCGCTCAGCCGCCTCGTTATCGGTCCACTCGCCGGCAACCACCTTCGCACCGGTCATATCCGGCTCAGAAGCAGCAAACACCCGGAACGGCACCAGATGCCCAGCATCAATCAACTTGTTCGTCGTCGTCACCGACACAATCGCGTCGTAATGCTTCCCCATCCCCTTGGTGAACGGAGTTGCAGTCAAACCAATCACCACGCAATCGCGCGCATGGATGCGATCGATCACCGTCTTATCCAGCCCGTGAGCCTCATCCACGATGATCAAATCCGCCTCAGGCCAAGACCGCCGCGCCAAGGTCTGCGCGCTGGCCACCTGGATTTTCTGCCACGGCTGGAAACGCGGATGACTGCTCTGAATCACCCCATGCTCAATGCCGTACTTATCCAGCATGTCGGAGGTCTGATTGATCAGTGCAATGCGGTTCGCCACAAACACCGCGCGCTTGCCCTTAGCCAGCGCCTCGCTCAACAGATACGACGCCACCACCGTTTTTCCCGCACCGGTAGACGCCGACAGAATCTGATTCTTCACCCCCTGCCGGATGTTCTCGCGCAACTGATCCACGCTCGCATACTGGTAATCGCGCAGCTCGATCATGCCGCCACCCCGCTACTTTCCAGCGCCGCCAACTTCGCCTCTGCCGCCAGCGCGCGTTTTTCCGCCCGGTCATGGCGCTTCTGCCAATACTGAGCCTGCTTGAAATACTCGTTTTTGGAGTTCGACTCCTGGCGCAAACGGCCCTCAAGACCCGCCACGCGCTCATGCAGATCAATGATGGTCCTGGTTGTATCCACCGCCTCAAGGCTCGCCACAATGGCCGACAGCCGCTTGATCTCCCCTTCCGCCTGCAGCAGATCGGGCAACAGATCAACGTGATTCGGATCGGCAGCGGGCTCGGTTGTGGACTCTGGCGGCTCAACGGGATCAACCGCCGGCGCGGAAGCCACTACCGGCGCAACATCAACGGGCTTCTGCCTCGTGCCCGGGCGCTTGCCGGTGATTTGCTCAATGGCTGCGGGTAGAGAGACATCGCCGTGTCCGACTTTCTTTGCCAACTCCGGCGAGGTTTTCGCCACCTTATCGGCCATCTGCTGCGTGCGTTCGCTTGCGCCAGATTTTGCCATCCGATCGGCAACAGTCGACAAGGGTGCAAGATTGCGGGCTTCCACCCTATGCGGCGGGTGCGCAAGTTCCCACTTCTCAGCAAGCGCCACAATCGCCGCCTGCTGACCTGCCGACAAATGCCGCCGATGCAGATTGTTCGACAGCACAAACGCCACCGGATCATCGTATTCAAACGACACAAACACCGGCTCAACGCCGGCCGCCAGACAGGCATCGTACCGATTGCCACCGTCCAGAATCATGCCCTCGAACAGCGTGATTGGCTGGCGCAGCCCGTGAGCCGAAATATCATCGACCAGCGCGGAAAACTCCGCATCTGACATACGTGGGAACAGCTTACACAACGGATGCAGTGCGTAGGTCATGCCTCGCCCTCCCGCTTCCCCTCATCGAGCCCCACGCGCAGGTGACTCACCAGCGCATCCACCAGGTAGTCAAGAAACACGCTCGCCTCGGCATGGCCATCCGGATAATTGCGCAGCGCGGATTGCAGCAAAATCTTGGCGTAAAACCGGGAATCCTCGCGACGACGCCTCTGTGGCCCGCGCACAAAGCGCACGAACTCATTCCAGAAGTACGTCCCGCGCTCCTGCTGCTCGCGCCCGTTGCTGCTCTTGGAAAACCACCAGAAATGCCACGTGTCTTTCGCCACATCGTGATTGACGAATGGCAGATCGTGGAAACGCTTGTAGTTCGGATTGATCTTGCTGGGCTTCAAGCGCGCAACAACGCGGGTGCCGCCGCATTCCGTGGTCTCGGTGCGGATTTCGTAACGGTTGCCGAATTCAACTACCTGGGGAAGATCGTGCGGGGTCATGGTGTGCTCCAGTTCGTGACTTACGAACCGTCTCCCGACGCCAATCGGGGGGCGGAACCGAACGAGTTGGCGTGCCGGTGGAGCACCGGTAGGGCCTTGCGGCCCTCTCGTCCGGCCCGCCCATTGAGCGAGTACCAGACGCGAAAAAGCCGCACTTGCTGCGGCTCTCGCCGCTCCATCCAGGACGCCAATCCCGGTCGCGGGATTGGCCGCGACGGCGGCACTGTAGACCGGGCGAGTGGTAGCGGTCAAGCGGGTGGAACTGGCACCCCATCCAGCGCGTGCTGATACAGGCTCACTTGTGCCGCCTGAAAATCCGCCTGCTGTTGCAAGCCGAGCATTTTGGCAAGGAGCGCCGTTCCCTGATCGGCATATTCCGGCGTCATTTTGCGGCTGGTCAGCGCGTTGACGAAGGACTGCAAAGCCTCCTTGCAACTGCGCAGATCGGCGTTGGCCTGCTGCAACAACTCGCTGGCTGTAACCAGCTCGCCCTTGAGGCGCATGAATTCGGATCGATCCATAAATGGCTCCTGTGAGTTTTGTTGATTTAAGACTACTCCTCGCCGTAGTCATCTCACTGCTCCGCAATCTGGCGCGCACGGTTGATCAACTCCTCGCCCGCGCCGAAGAAATCCAGCATCTCCGACTCCAGGCGCGACACCTCTGCCAGCGTCAAGCGGCCATCGGCCAGCGCCGAATGAAATTCCTGCGAAAACTCGCCCAGTTCAGACATCAACCGCGTATAGGTTTCCAACAGCGCCAGGTCGGACACCTCACCATCCACACGCGGCAGCGGCGGCAGGTAACCAAGCTCATCACAGGACGCGCGCAACATTCGATGATCCCCTGTCACCGCCATGATGCGCATGTCCTCAGACAGGGTCAGATGGTGTGTTGCCGTATGTGGATTGACCTTGCTGTTCAACACGCCAACCACCATCCCCAAACGCGGCGCCAGGCTGGAAGCCCCGCCCGGGTAATCGTGCACGGTCGCGTGCGCGGCATCGAGAATGTTCATGACCGCTCCAGATAAACGCTGCCCCCGCGCGAAAACACGCATAGGCTGGAATTAAGAAGCCCGGCCACGTGCGCAAACAAACGCACAGACCGGGAGCCGACTCGGCTTGAGAGTGAAAGCAAAGGAGTAGCAGCCATGTACCGGGTTGCCAGCGGTGATGAAGAAAAAGGACCGGCCGCGATGCCACCGGTCAAAGCCGCGTGTGTCTCGGCACGCGGCAAGGGAGACATGGAGGTCATGCACCCTCTTGAATTGGCGGGGTCTCGCATGTCGATAGAATGGGAGTTCTCACACCACCAATCATCGACAAGGAGCCCCCATGAACCTGAGTTACGTGTACGCGAGCCGGCGCGGAACATTTCAAATCATCCAACATCAAGCGCGCTGGCATCTTTGTCTGGATGGCGACTGCTTCGACGGACCGTTCCAAACGGCCGACATCGCCCTGGAAGAACTGATCGGCGGTCATTGCGCCTGGCCCTCATGTGGCGACCCATCGCAGATGGGTCTGCCAGACGACTTATCGGACTGGGTACTGACCCGCGTCTGACGACGAAACCACCAGAATGCCAAGGTATTCAGGCGCGGACTCAACGCAGAAATAAACGTCATCGCCAACCAAGCCAGACCGTGACGGGTCAACAAAAAGCGATGAATCTCGCCGTCTTCAGTCATCACGGAAAACCTGAAAGCGCGGCCATTACGGCTATCGGCGCCACAAACAGGCATGGCCGGTGCCCAGGTCCGCTTGGGCGGTCCATCGACACGGCTAGGAAAGTCGGAATGCTGCGACATTTAAGCCGCCTCTTTCTGGCAACCAGCCCATGCACAGGCGGTATCGATGTCAATCACGATGATTGATCCTGCTGGAAAATCGGGCGGAATATGGTTGGTCAAAGCCATGGCACCGTCCGGCAATGCACCGCCCTGCCAATCGTCTACCACACATGTCGGCTTGAAGTGCTTCGCAAGGCCGGCGGCTAAAACTGCTTTGCCGCTGCCCTGCGGGCCATGGATAACGATGGTTGGTGTAAATGTCATGCCGCCTCTTTCTGGCAATCGGCCTGGCAGCGCAGCACCGCCCAATCGACATCGGGGCGCAGGTCTTCGCAACGGACTTGGCCGTTGGTGGCGCGCTCGATGGCTGGGCAGCGTTCGGCGGGGATTCCACGGGATCGCCAGTTCACTAAAGTTTGTGGCGTGACCCCCAACGTCCGCGCTAACTGATGGACGCCGCCGCTGATGCTGATGGCATGTTCGATGTTCATGCCACCAATCTACACACCGCGTGTAGTTGTGTCAACACGATGTTTATTCACAATACGTTTATGAATACGCCACTTGACCGTATTGAGAAATGGCTAGCCGACAACGAAATTAAGTGGGCTGATTTAGCGCGCATGCTTGGTTACACAGAACAGCGCACTACGAACTGGAAAAAACGCGGTATCCCAAAGGGCGAGTACCCAAACCTGCAGAAGGCCACAGGACTGAGCCTTGATTACATTGTCAACGGCATCTCGACGGTTTACCCATCCGATCCCCACAGCGGCGAAGACTGCAAGGACCAGCTCAAAGCCGCATAACCGGTACCCACAACCAAACAAAACCCGCTTCGGCGGGTTTTTTGTTGCCTCATACTAAACATTGTGTTGACTGTTATAAACAACGTGTTTAGTATTTCTCCATCGTCGCACCTCAAGCGGCCTTGGAGACCACCATGAACCTGAACCTGCGCAACTACAGAACCACGGCCTATTGGGCCAGCGTGCTGGACGTTGAAACGTTTGAGCCGATCGGCTGCATGAAGGTTGTCTTTTACTTGGAAGAAAGCGGCCCCGGTCGATTTGCCTTGGTGCCGGCAACGGGGTTTGAAGTGGATCAGGACACAGCCGGTTGTGACATCAACGGCGTGCGTCTGGTGGCGCTGGGTGTGGCGCTCAATGCCGCTGCGCAAGCCCTGGCAAACCGCCTTGGTAAACAGGTACGCCAAGGCTCCATGACCGTGGCCTGGAAAGGCGATCCGCGCAATGTGGTGCTGGGCGCGGACTGTACCCAACTGATCCGCGAACCCGCACAAGAGGTTGCCAAGGTGCGACTGGCCGAGAAAACCGGCGAATCACTGGGGCGCAGCGGCATGTATTGGCTTATTCAGCCGGAACACACCAACGTCCAGCCGCTGAAACAGCCGGCAGCGGCGCCCGTTCAGTTGGCGTTGATCTGACGGAGTAACAGCCATGCTCACCGATTACGAAAAATCTTCCTCCCGCCTTGATGGCGGCAAAGCGCTCGGCAACCGCAAGCGCCACCTGGCGCAGATCAAGAGCGCATTGCTGACGGTGTGTGTTGAAGCCGACGCAGGGAGGAATCGCCTGTCCGAACTCAGCGCCAAGGACGTCGCCACACTGCGCAAAGCCGCGCAGATCGTCGCCCGCATCGAATCCGCTTACGACAAAGACGCCAAGGCTGCGAAGAAGATCAAGGCAGCCTACGACAGCGCCATCAAGGCAGCCAGCCAAGCGCTGCGGGCTTTGGTGCGCGATCCCATTGGTGACCCAATCGCCCTGCACGCTATCGCCAACCCTGGCGATAGGTCAGAGCTGACAGAACTTGCCATTGCCGCCACCAACAACGGCCGCGCCTGGCAATGGCGCATCGACCAAATGCAGCGCGATGCCATCACCGAGCTGGCTTACCAGATCGTCCGGGCGGGAACACCGCCATCGGTCTACTGCGCCGCGCTCGATCTCGATGCCGCCAAAAACAAACACGCCAGCCTGATCGCACAGATCAAGGCATCCGCCATCGCCCACAAACTTCAGGAGGCCGCATGACTATCCATATCCCCACCCAGATGTTCAAACGCGGCCAGGACGCCTTTCGGCTGGCCGCCACTATTGCCCGCCAGACCGGCGGCGTGCTGGTCGCCGGCAACCGCGCGCTGATCGTGCGGCCCGCTCGCAATGCCCGCGAAACCGCCACCGTGGTGCACCTGCGCCGCGTGTTGGCCAACTCGCCGGAGGCGGCTTGATGGAACACTTTGCACTGATCGCCGTCATCCTGGCCGGTATCGCCCTGCTGGCGGTGGTTTACCTGGCGCTGTTCATGCCCGAACAGCCGGAACCGACGCAACATGATGCCGCCCGCAAGGCAACGCACTGGCAGCGCTGGGAAGATCGGCTATGAGCGGCGTATCTCGCGACCACCTGGGGCGCATCCGCCGGGTACTGAGCCTGAAACGCCGTCCGATGACCCGCGGCGAGATCTACGAACGGGTCCGCATCGACCATATCCACCAGGTCGACGCTGCGCGGGCGTACCTGGCTGGACTTGGCCAGGTAGTGGCGATCGGCGAGCCACCCCGCTGGACGCGTGCCCCGAGGGCAGCAGCATGACCCATTACGCCAGCCCATCGCTCACCGCCAGCGCGGTGCTGGCATTGATCCAGCCGTACAGCAGCCTGCGGCCCATCAGCCAGGGCGACATCCTCGCCCAAGGCCGCCACATCGCGCCATTCGATGAAATCCATGAGGCGCTCGAACAGTTGATCGACGCGCGCCTGATCACCCAGATGCGCCACACCCGCAACGGTGTGATGCAGAACGTGTACTGGCCCACCGACCTTAAACCCATCACAGCCCCCACTCTTGAGGAAATTCGCATGGCATCAGAACCGAAAAACTCCCATCTCGCCCGGCTTATTTTGAAGCACGGCCCGATTTCCGGCGCCGATCTGGCGGCCAAAGCGCAATCGGCCGGGCTGAATTGCCCGACCAAAAACGTACAGGGCATTCTGGGCGGGCACATAACGCGCGGCGAGATCATTCTAAAAAAGCGTGACGGGGCGAACTGGTACATGACCGCGACCCAGGCGGAGGAATGGTGCGCTGCCACGGTCCAAGACGCAGAGCCCGCCCACGTGATGAGCGGGCCGAAACAATCCAATGCTGAAATCCCGGTAAACGAAACCGCGCCCCATGATGACCAGACGGCGACTATTCGCGCCCTGCAAGTAGACCTGGCACACCGCGACCGCACCATCCACGACCTGAAAAACGATGTCGCCGGCGCCAACCTGGTGTTGCACCAGCTGGCCGATAAGTTGCAGGTCAATGCGTTTGAACAGATCCCCGCCGCGATCGATGAAATCATGCACGCCACCACCACCCGGGTGCTGCATGCCGACCCGCTGCCCGGCAAACAGGCACTGGTGTTGATCGATAGCGCCGAGCTGATCGAGATCGAGGAGCTGGCCGTCGACGACGACGCCCAGAACATGGCGCTGGCCAGCATCGAACTGGGCCATGCCGCCCGCGTGCTGGTGGTGCGCATCATGGGCGAGGCCAAGCGCCAAGCGGAATGGAAGGCGGCGGTATGAGCGACCCTGACCAACCCGACCTGATTGGCGGCCAGTCAGACAACAGCGTCGCGCCGCACTTGATCGCGCGGGTCAACTCGATCGCCATCAAAGCCGCTTTTCCGTTCGTCTCTTCGGACGATGTGCGCTACTACCTGATGGGCGTCAACCTCCGCCCGTTGGAGGATGGCTCGGTGATGATCGCCGCCACTGATGGCCACCGGTTCATCGTCATCCGCGATCGGGAAGGCTTTATCGAGGACGAAATTGTCGTGCATGTCGCCAAGGATGCGATCAAGCACGCCGACAGCAAGGTGACATTCGATGTCATGAGCAATGGCCAGGTGCTGTGGAACGACCAGGTCACCACGCCAGTGTTCATCCAGCCGGGAAATTCCATCATCGACGGCAAGTTCCCGCGCATCGAAACCGTGGTCGACACGCTGGGCTATCAGGAGGGCATCAGCGGCGCGGTGAACATGAGCTTCCTGTCCGATGCGCTCAAGATCAAGGTCGGTTCAAAGGCCCCGTCAATCCGGTTTTTCACCCGAGATAGCGACTCGCCACTTTTGTTTTTGCTGGGCGGCATCGGTGAAATCGAGATCCTGGGCGGGATCATGAAAACCCGGGGCGATGCCGAATGGCTGCCTACCTGGTTGCCAGCGCCGGGCGCCTTTGAACTTTCAGAGTAACCGAGGAGCCGCCATGAATGCCCCAATCGAAGCTGCCTTGCTGACCCCACCCACTGACCATGCCGGCGTGGCCCTGCCGACCATCGTGCGGCTGTCCCAGCTCGCACCCAGCCCGACCAACCCGCGCCGTACCTTCCGCGATGAATCGCTGCAGGAAATGGCCGTCAGCATCGCCCGGCATGGCGTGCTGCAAGCGATCCTGGCGCGCCCCTGGCCGGCGACTATTCCCAAACCGCACCCCGATGTACAGCTGGAAATCGTCGCCGGTGAACGCCGGTACCGCGCGTCGATGCTGGCCGGCGTGGAGACCATCCCGGCAACGGTGCGCTCGCTGTCCGATACCGAGACGCTGGAAATCCAGATCCTCGAAAACCTACAACGCGAGGAAGTCCACCCGCTGGAGGAAGCCGAGGGCTACCAGGTGCTGATGCTGCGCACCAACCACACCGCCGATCAACTGGCCGAGAAAGTCGGCAAGAGCAAGGCCTACATCTACGCCCGCCTCAAGTTGTGCGCCATCACCGGCGATGCGCGCGAGGCCTTCATGGCCGGCACCCTCTCCGCATCGGTTGCGCTGCTGATCGCACGCATCCCGGTACCAGCTATCCAGTCCAAGGCGGCGAAGGAAGTGCTCAACGGCCACTATGGCAACGGCGAACCGATGTCCGCGCGCATGGCCACCCAGCACATCCAGCAGCGCTACATGCTGCGCTTGGCTGATGCGCCGTTTTCGAAAGCGAAAGACGCCTATGAGGGGCTGGAAGGCGTGCCCGGCTGCAAGCAGTGCCCGAAGCGCACCGGCAACGCGCCCGAGCTGTTCAGCGACGTGAAGAGTGCAGACGTATGCACGGATCCGGATTGTTTCGCGGCCAAGAAAAACGCTCACAAGCTGCGCCAAATTACCGTTGCCGAGAACAGAGGCCAGCGGGTCATCATCGGCAAGGATGCCGAGAAAATCGCGCCCTACGGCGTCCACGAATACAACGATTTACATGGTGGGTGGGTGCAGCTTTGTAAGACGGTTTACGACGCACCGAAGACCGCGAAGGGCAAACTACCCACCTGGCGAGATCTGGTCGGGCCGGAATTCCAGGCTGGCGCGATGGTGGAAAACCATCAGGATGGGATCCTGTACGAATGCGCCCAGGAAAAAGACCTGATCGAGGCGGCTAAGGCCAATGGGGTGGAGATTGCTGCACGACCCGGGCGCGGGGGCGGTAGCGACTCTGAGCGGGAAAAGGAAAAGATCGCGAAAGAACAAACCGCCCTGCGGCGCACGCTGGTGGAACAGATCATGTCGCGATCGGAAGGCGTTGAGCTGGACATCGATGAACTGACAGCGCTGGCCACCGTCGCCTATGAACGCCTGGATTTCGAAGCACGGAAACTGACGTGCAAGGTCTGGGGCGTCGACGGCAAGATCGAACACCAGCAGGTGTCCGAAATGAATACCGAGATAGAGCAGATGGAGACCGCCGATCTCAACAGATTCCTGCGGCTACTCACATTTGTCGGACATATCCGAGTCGGTTCCTATTCGAGCAACCCCACCGAGATTCCTGCCGCGATCGCGGGCGCCTGCAGGAAGTGGAATGTCGACATCAAAACGCTGCGCGGCCAGGGGGGCGATGCCGGCAAAAAGCGTGAAGCGCAGTATCGCCACCCGCATAGCGGCAATACCTGGACCGGGCGTGGCATGAAGCCCGCTTGGGTCGCCGAATGGCTCAACGCCGGCAACACACTGGATGAGCTGAGGGTGGCCCATGCCTAGATCCGCCAAACCCCGCAAAAAGCGCCGGATCCTGCCCATGTTTTCCGGCCAGCGGCGGCCAGGAATCGACGAAGCGATGGTGGTATTCGATCCACTTTTCCGCCTGTTCGAACAACTCGAAACTGGCTACCTGGACGACGCCGCCGGCCGCCCGATCATGCGCGAGTGGAACGGCGAATGGTGCGAGATCGCCCCGGCCCTGCTGGGCTGGGCCGACTGTTGGACGCGCATCGCCGAGGCCGAGGGACTGACCATCGACACCGAACCGCTGCGCAGGATCAGCCGCAAGCTGACGCTGGTTACCCCGCTGACGGAAACGGAAGTCGAAGCCGGCCGCGCCGCGCTGATGGCCACCCATCGCGCGTTTCTGCGCCTGCCGGTGGGCACGATCAGGCGGCATGCCAACAATGAAGAGATCGCCATCGCGATCGAGAACATGGAAAGGCGGGCGGCATGAACGAACTGATCCTGTTCTTCAGCTGCGCGGCCAGCGTTTTCGCCCTGGGCTTCCAGAGCCAGAACGTGAACCAGGGGCACTACCTGGCTGCCGCCATCACCAGCCTGGCAATCGGTATCGGGCATCTGGCGTTGTATCGCCTGATGCCCGGCGCCGGAACCACCGAGATCGCCGCGTTTTTATTGGGCGGCCCTATTGGTATCACCACCAGCATGTGGGCGCACCGCCGCACGCTGGGTAAACCACGCACCCCTACCCTGAAAGGCAATTCATGAAATCTTCTACCGAAGAAATCCGGCCGCTTATCGGCACCACCATGGCCGGCGGCTACTACGCTGGCCGCATCATGATCGATGGTCAGGCCTACGCGCTGATCGTTGCCCCCAAAGCCGATGGTGAACGTGAAGACGTTGAGTGGATCGATGACGTGAAGTCCGTTCCGGATGCCAAGTCCTATCACGATGGCATGGCCAACACCCGAGCCATGGCCGTGGCCGGTAGCCAGCTGGCACAGTGGGCCATGGATCTGCGCATTGCCGACGCCGACGATTGGTATCTGCCCAGCCAGGACGAGCTGGAAATCATGTACCGCAACCTCAAGCCTGGAACCAGACAGAACTACTGCTTCGCACGTTCGGGCATCAACCTTTCAGCCTTAACGCCAACGCGGCCCTACACCCCAGAGCATCCGGTGCAGACGTGTGCAGAGGCGTTCCAGGTTGGCGCACCTGAAGCCCTCGAACAGACCTGGTACTGGAGCTCAACGCAGCACGCAGCCGAATCCGTCCACGCCTGGGCTCAGTACTTCGGTGACGGCGGCCAGTTCAGCGACTTCCCCTACGTCCAGTTCCGGGCCCGAGCCGTCCGCAGATTAGTTCTTTAACAATTCATCCATTTCAGAGGACACCACATGAGCACCATCACCCTTAACGATCTCAAGGCAGAGCACAACAAACTCGCCCATATGATCGCGGTCTTCGAGACCCAGGCCCGCGCGTACTTTCATCTCCCAGAGAAGAAAATCGAGCTGGCGCCAGGCGAGCACTACGCCGGCATCATCATCGGTCGCGATGGCGAGGCGTCACATCACGTGATCCTGCTGCCAGATCTGCCGACCGATGATCTGAACTTCGAGGCGGCAGGTATATGGGCCAAGCAGACCGGCGGCGATTTGCCCACTCGCCGCGAGCAGTCCCTGCTGTACGCCAACTGCAAGGATCAATTCTCTGGCGAATGGTACTGGTCTGGGAAAGCGCATGAGGATACCCGTTACGCCTGGGCTCAGTACTTCGGTTACGGCGGCCGGCACCTCGACACCAGCTACCAGTTCCGGGCCCGAGCCGTCCGCAGATTAGTTCTTTAACAATTCATCCATTTCAGAGGACACCACATGAGCACCA